TGGCAAGTTCCGCTTGTGTAAGCCTTGCATTTTTACGGGCATCCAATAGGATTTGGGCATTGTACTCTTCCCATGCCTTTTCACGGTTTTTCTCACGCTCGGGAGTTCCTGCCTTTCCAAGACCTTCGTCCAACCAAGCATCTACGTCATAGATGTCTTTACTTATTTCTTTTAGCTGCATAATATTCCTCCTTTAAATTTATTGCTTTCTTTATCTCATTATCAGGCGTTTTCTGCGTTTTCTTTTGAAAACCGTTAAACAATGCAACTATTCGCCCATCATCAAATATGAAAGACACATGGTATATGTTACTACTACATCCGATTTTACAACATAGTTGCAATCTGATTTTCTACAGCTTTTTTTATAAAGGCATTTATTGATATTCCTGCTTGCTGGGCAAGAATGGCAATTTTGCTATGTATCTCCGGAGAAATGCGTATATTCAAAGAACCGGAATAACTTTTACGAGGTGTTATTCCTACTTCTTTGCAATGTGCTATATAATCATCCACCGCTCCTTTAAAATCCTCCTTCAAATCAGCAACAGTCTCTCCTTCATAAGAAATTGCTGTATCTTTTGGCAAATCAAGGACTTTCCCAAACAAGCAATTATCTTCATCGCTTATCTCGATACTTCCCACGTAACCTTTATAAGTCAATGTTTTCATATCAATTTATTTTTAGTCAGAAATTCAAATACTTGTTTCATCACATAGCCTTTTACAATACTTCCAGGATGCGGCTTATGTACCGTGTACGAGCTTTCCCCTTTTGCGAAAATGGCACGTGACCCGCTTGTCTTTCCTTTGTTGTTTAGCTCGTATCCGAAAATGGAAAACAGCCGTACAAGCTCATCCCAACTAAAATCCTTGGGCTGGCTCTTAAAGCGTTCTATTAATTTCTCCTTCGTACCCATGATTGAATGGTTTATGCAAATGTAACTAATTTATAGTTGCAAAACAAAGAAATCATTGCTTTTCTTTGATTTTCCCCACAATATTCTCCAGCTCTGCTATTGTGCAGGCTTTATAAAAGTCCCCTTTATGCTGTATTAAGGCGGTAAGTTCTTCGTTTGTTCCTGCGTTGAATAGTTCAGTGATTGGAACATTTAGGGCACTGGCAATTTTCTCCAATGTTTCAAGCGATGGATTTACCTTTCCATTGATTATATTACTTGTATTTGTCTGTGAAACACCTATCATAGTAGATAAGTCCATGACTTTAACACCTTTCTCTTTACACACTTCTTTTATTCTTAATTCTGCCATAATGTAGTGCATTAATTAGTTATGATACAAAAGTACAATACTCACCCCTATATTTAATGTATTACATAATTAATTAATGTTAATTTGATGCGTTATATTATTGTTTTATTTTGCTATATTAATCTGCTACATTATATTTGCGATATAAAATTGATGTACAACATTAAAATATACAATTATGAAACGCTACAATTTAAGTAAGATAATGAAAGCTGCCCATCAGATTAAGAAGTACATGAAACTGTATTCCCTCACTCATGGAGTAAAGACTTGGGCGGACTGTCTTAAACTTGCTTGGGCTAACGAAAAGAAGCGTGTGTCTGATGAGGAAGTGATAAACGCAGAGAAAGAAGCTATGAAGGTTTCTTTAGCCGAACCTGCAAGACGCAGCGCTTATGATGATTTATCAATCCCGACATCCGCTTACTATACCAATAACAGCAAAGGGCGTTTCGGTTCTCATTACGTAGGTGATTAACTTAATACATTATACGATGGAAGAAAACAGACAACTTGTAGGCAATATTTGCGCCTCTATTGAAGAACTTGGTAATGTGATAGTAGATAATGTAACTGCATCACACAAAGATTATGAAATGATGATTGCTTCTTTGGATAATTCGATAGCTGAAATGAAGAAGAGATTAGGAAATGTGCCACATAAACAAGCATAGATGCACGTTGAGGATTCGACCAACGTTCACGTTATGACGTCCCGCCAGTAATACGGCTGGCGGGCTGCAAGAAAAGTGCTACAAATAGCTTCTATACATACGACTTTTATCTATATTCATTTTTTACGTATTTTCCCATCAAAATAACTATCCTTTATCTCAATTGTGGGATAATCTTGAAGTAGTTTTTTTATTATCTCTTTTTCTCCTTCTGTAGTCTGCGGGCCACACATCACTTCCATCTCTTTTATTTTATTAACATTTAATGGAATATCTATATTCGTAACATTTACGGAGACCTCTTTGAGCATAGACAACCGCATCGAATTCAATAATACCAGTAATGATTCGAAGCCTGTCACATTACTATCAACTTTCATTTTCTCATCAAATGGTAATACAACTATTTTAAAACGACTTTCATTTTGACACTCCCATTCTTTCTTTTTATAAAGCCCAATTTGGGCTGTTTGTGTACTTACCATATTACCATTTCTTACTTCAACAAGTTTATATATTTCTGATTCTGGATTATCAACATAATTAACATCATATAATTTTACCTCATTTTGAAATGAGATTGCAACGCAATTTTTGCCAATTCTATAAAATTCGGTATCAAAATAGGTTTTAATTCCCCAAGCATGATATGTTACAAACATATCTTCATCTATACCTATTCTAACACCTTTGTAATCTGTATACATTTTCCATAATGACAAGTTCTCTTTATCCTCTCTTGTCCAGCATGAAACAAAACAATATTGCCCTAAATGAAGGTTCAAATCTCCAGACCCATAACACGCTTCCTCATAATCATCAACTTGGTCTAATCTATTAAAACGAATTGTTTTATATTTCAAAATAAGAGCAAGTGTTTCAATAGAGGTATAATGATATATTTTAGCCATTAAACTATCCCTTAATCAAAATTTTCTATTATTATTGTACTTGTATCTACAGCTTTAATTCAGAAATCTTAATTAATTCCTCAACATATAAGCGTTGATATATTTCAAAAGCCCTATCTTTATTTCCAAGTATAATTTGTTTATGAGCTTCATTAAAACTATTAACAGTTTTATTTTTAATTTTTCTTACATCATTAGCCATTTCCCATATTTTGAAGAATAGAATTATTTGTAATATTCCAAACATAATAATAATGATTGAAGTAACAAGTAAAATATTTTCCATAATCTTAAATTATTCAGCCTGTTCTTTAATTCGTTGAAAGTGTCTGAATTATCATTCTTCCCAGCCTACATATCCGGATATATACATATCCTTAAATACTGCGTCAATTACAACTACCTTATTCTTTTCGACATTGACTTTTGTTGCTTTCCAAATATCATTAGATGATTTATTTTTTACTAATGCTACTATATAATACGTTCCTGGTTCGCATTTATATACTCCATAACCTCTTTCACTTTTTAGGACAATATCTATAAAAAAAGACCTTACCGTTTCTCCACTTTTTGTTTTAATGGAAGCATCCTTCCATACATTTGATGGAGAAGAATTGATTTTGTATTCAAATGTAGTTGGGTCATAGTCTCCATCTTTAAAAAAGCAAAATGTACCTGTAATCTTATTGTCCCCACTCTTATCTTCTCTTGCAATGTACCAAATTTCAGTATCTGTTATATGCTCATCCGAAGAGCACGCTGTAAATAACATTATCGGCAACATTATTATTGGTAATAAAATCTTCTTCATAATTATACGTTTTTTAAATTGCTCGTAAATAGTATCTAAAAAAATATTTGGCAATGTATTAAATGCAATCAAATTTAAAATTTTACAATCTTAGGCTTCTTTTGTAGAACATAATACAAAGCCCTAATATCATCCATATACAAAGTAAAATCAGAGTATTCAGGAGAAGGATTAAGAGAATGAAAGGTGATTGTCCCTTGTTTTAAGTCTTGGGATACAATCTGCTTAATAAGGATTGACGAGTCAAAAACGACAATCCAATAAGGATAGTCTTTAAACCTTACCCCATCTATCCAATGAAGCCTATCCAATTCTCTCACTAAAACTGTATCCCCTTCTTCAAAACTATCTCGCGTTCCATCATCCATACTTTCTCCTCTAACTTCAAAAGCCAAATATTTGCCATGAACAACTTGCGGCACTTCAAAAGACTCCTCTCCCCACTC